ATGAGAAGATATCATTATTTCTCATTATTTCTTTTTGAATTGAATCGACTATTTCTTTTACTGAATTTTTAATTTTGACAGATTTAAAGTCATGGTCACCCTTCACAAATAATGTGATTTCTAAATTCATAAATGATTTTTTGTCAATTGATATTCCACTTGACCTTAAATCTAAATCAACAATAAATTTATTTTCATACATAAATTGATTTAGAATATCATTTATAAAGTTCTTAACTTTCTTGTGAAAAAGTGACACTACTCTTTCCCAATTGTCACTATATTTTTTTGGTTTTACCCAAGATTGTACGTTTATGTAAATTGATTTTAAATTTTTAGCATCTACTGTCCCATACGAACACTTAAAATTTCTGTACCCTTTCAGGGTACAAGATTTTCCTTTCTTCATTAATCACCACGATTCAGAGTTTATTTGTTTAATAAATTTATACTAAAAAAATTGTTTTGTCAAAAAAAAAGTCCGTATATTACGGACCATTTTAAAATATGTTTTTATATTGTTATTTAACTAACCCTTCACTTAATGTAAGTAATTTTAAATACTCTTGTTTTGAATACTCGGTCTTTTCTATTTTGTTTTTTGTTTCAACCAAAACATTTTTTACACTCTCATCAGATTCAGATATTAAAGTTTCAATTTTTTTAATAGTGTTTTCTTTTAAAGAATTATAATTTTCTTTAAGAGTTTCGTCAGATTTTAAAACTTGTAATACTTTTGTTTTATCTTCCTCATTTAAACTTTCGATATGTTTTTTGATTGTGTTATTAGCCGCATTTACTAACATACTAATTGGAACATTTGGAGAATCTTTTTTAACTACTTTTTTAGTCAATCCCTCAACAATAGTTTTTTTAATTTGGAACTTTTCCTCAACTGTAATTGATTTTGAAAAAATAAAATCGTCAATATTTTTGTAGTTATTTTCAGACTTAATTCCTTTTGCCCAATTTTTTATTCTATTGATTGTCGATTCCTTAATCTTTAAAAATTTAGTTTCACTAATTGTTTCATCAAATAAAAATGATGCAACATCATTAGATAGACCTTTATTTTCGTTTAAGACATCATAATTATTCATCATTTTTGCAAATGAGGAATCTTCTTTTAATATTTTTTTGAAAATTTTGACATCATTTCTTAATTCTTTATTAGCAAAAGAACTTGTCAATTTATTTTCTACCAAAGTTTTTAATTCTCCAAATTTCATTATTTCGTATTTCTTAATAAATATTAATCATTTAATAAGTTTTTAAGAGTTTCGTCCATTTCATTTAAAGATTTTCTTGCTCTACTTAAATCAATCTCGTCATTATCGTTTGACCAATCTCCTTCTAAGATTATATTAAGTCTCGATTCTCTCGCCTCAGGAGCTAATTCAGGACCTCCTCCACCTCCAGGTGGTGGTGTTTCAGGTGGTAGTGGAGATTCTCCCGAAGGTGGTGGAGGACTTCCAAGTCCCATATCTCCACCGGCTTCTCCTCCACCAGCAGGGGGTGCAGGTTGTTCACCCTCTTTTTTACCATATAATCTATCCAAATTATCAAATAGACCTGTATGTGTAATAACTTGAGCAGTATTAGTTAATTCTGCACCAACTGCTTTTTCAATTCTTTGTTGTTGTAAATCAAGTTTAATATCTTCATCAGAAAATCCTAAAATATGTTTTTTAGCCCATGATACTGATGTTGGTGCAATACCCTCAATTCCTGTGACCATATCTTTATATAGAAGTACTTTTTCTTTCCATACATCTATCATTAATAAGTCAGCTTGTTTTGATGGGTTAGTTAATGATAAAGTAAAATTAGATATCTCATCTTCAAACCCTAATAAAAATAAATGAATAATTGCAATTTTATTTAATTCTTGCAACATACTTTTTTGTATTCTATTGATTGTTCTTGCAAAACGAATATCCATTAACGCTAAATTCTTACCATCACCAACGGTTTCTTCAAATCCTAAAAATCCTTTTGGAACTCTTAATGCTGTTAATAATTTCTTTTGGATATATTCAATATCCGCAATTTCTGATAAGTTTTGAGCCCCTGCCAAAGTTTCAATTGGATTTGCTTGAGCTGGGTCCCGTACAGGTACAAAATAATCTTGGTCAACCGCCATTTGGTTAAATCTCATATCCACGTTCCCACTTTGTGGGTCAACGGTTTGAGACCTTTTAAATTTGTTTGCAAATCTTTGGATATATGGTTCCACATCAGCGTCATCCATATTACCTACAAACACTTTAAATACTCTTCTTTCAGGAGCTCTTGATGTTCTGTAAATTAACATAGCATCTTCTGATAATAATAATTGTTTCCAAATACGACGAGCCTTTTCCAACATAGAAGTCCCATAAGGTAATCTTCTATCATCACCCAAAAGTCTAAAATGTGCAATTTCCCATGAATTAAACTCCATGTCTTTTTGTTTCCATTTGAACTTCAAAGCCTTTTTAGATGGGTCTGTCTCAGGGTCAGTTTTTTTCAATCCCATTCCCGCCTCTAATCTCTCAATCTCAATATTGGGAAGTTGCATACACCCAACAATTCCTTTTTCAGGATTTAATTTTAAAAACACAAAGTTATCACCATACTTACATGTGTTTCTTGTCCACATTGGTAAATTGGTGTTAATATCTAATGAATTGATAAATAAATCTACCAATATTGATTTTATTCTCTTTGAATCGGAGTATATTTGTAAGATATATCCGTCTTGGTTTGGAGTTGTTGATTCCTCAGCGTATATGTCCAAAGCTGCTGATATCTCAGGAGTAAACTCCATAGACTCGTAATCATAAAAAGAGGATAATCTTGTTGGTTCATAATAAACTGCTTGGGTGTATAAATTGTTTTCAATTTTTGCCCATTGGTTTGCCAAATAATAAGTTTGTCTTGCTTCTAATTTTTCCTTCTCATATTCTTGTTTTGAGTTTGTCTTTAGAAGTTCTTTTTTATCAAACTTATAAGTGGGGTAATCCTGTCCCAATAATGAATTAGGACCAAACGCTTGTGATAATCTTTGCCAAACTGTTAAATTTTGTTCACTCATAATTTAAATAATAACTAATAATAAATAGTAAGAAATAGTTTAACATCCTTTTAGTTTCATAAATGTCGGTGATTTGACACCATTTTCAAAACTATCACCGGTTTGTCTTAAAAAATATCCACCATTACTTGATTTATATATGAATTCTGATGATAATCTTCGGCTTTGTGGAATAAAATTCTCAACATTGAAAGTGTTATCAGTACTTCCGTCAAAATTTAATCTAATATAATTTGTAGTACCTGTAACTTCTAAATTATTATATGAAACTAAAATTTTATTATCAGTATCTATTTGTATTGATGTGACAGGTCCTGGAATATTATTTTTAGTAAATGTAATATCCACATCACCAACTCCACCGTCCAAATTTACATCATATCTTAAAAGATAGTTGTATCCTTGGATGTCTTCGAAGAATCCTCCAATCAATAGTTTACCATTATTCACATATTTTATAGATGTGACATAATCATTAATATTTGAAAACGGGGAGTTCATTTCATCGTCTATTTGACCATTTTGGTCTATTGAACAAAAATTAAAAGTGGATACTTCTTGATATTCATTAAATTTACCAACAATGTAAATCTTATAAAATTCTTGTGACGTAGAAGGAACTATTTCAATATCATAAACAAATGCGGTACTTGCCGGAAAAAATTGAGTATTTGAGTCTAATGGAAATATGGTTTGATTAAAAAAATCAGTATCTATCGTACCATCAGTATTTAATTTATAAATTTGTTGATAATAAATCGTTGTTGCAGTATGCCCTATTTTAAATGGAGTAATATTTCCTCTCATATATAACAATATTTTATTATCAGGTGTAAATTTAACTATTGATTTATTAATAAACTTATTTGTTTGAAATCTTGGGACAAATGAATTATCTTCTGTTAAATCACTATTTATTTTTTTAACAAATCCTGTGAAATTTCCAGTTACCATATATTGATTAATTGGTAATTGTGATATGGAAAAAATTGGTTTTAACTCATCATTATTATATATTAATTCTCCACTTTCACTATTAACAACTGTTAATCCAATAGTTCTACCAATCATTAATTTATTTTTACCATAAAAAGGATTTACATCTAAACAAACATTAACACTTCCTGTTTGTTGGTATACAAAATTAGGATTGTACAATCCCTCATCTGTTGTACATGGGATAAAATTATTCTCATTAGGTGATATTTGATTATATTGATTTGTTTGTGAAAAATCATTTTTAGGTACAATTGTCGATGCGGTTCCTGTATTGTTAACCACCATTTTGGTACCGTTAAATCTTCTATTTGTTCTTTTTCTATTACTTAGTCCCATTATCTCATTCCTCCAAATAACCACGAATGGTTCATATAATCTTGTTTAGTTGGTTGATTTCTTACTTGTGTATTTTCACCAATAACTGGGTTAAAATACGCTGATGATGGTTGTGTATTTGTGTTAATTTGCCAAGAGTCAATCATTGCTTTTGTATGGTCAGTAACCTTTGTCATTGATGTAAAAGATGACTCAGCAACATAAACACACATTGCAGTAGCCATAATCAAATCATCATGATGTCCTTTTTGATGGTCAGGTCTTCCATTAACATAAACAAATGTCGACATTTCATTAAGTAGACGAGCCGAATACACCTTAAACCCATGTCTCAAATATTCTTCAAATGTTGCAATAATCTGAACTCTCTTAGAATTAAAGTTTAGACCCGGAATCTTATCCATCGCCTTTGCATCGTATTTCCATTTGTTCTGATAATCAACCCCATCAACATAAAGATTACGGTATCCTAACTCTTGTAACTTTCTTGATGTCGTAACACCCATTCCACCAGTAATATCAATAACAATAAACGCGGAATACATATTACCCCATTTATAACAAATTTCTGCAAGTGTATCAGGTGGAATTTTTCCAATATATTCAGCAACTTGCTCTCTTGTATCAAAATCAACAATTTGGAATGTTGAAAAGTCTTCACTATCCCCTCTACTAACATCAACTCCCATCACATACTTATGACCAATTTCAGGTTCTTTCCAAATCCACAATGAACCTCCCATAAATTTATTCTGAGGTTCTTTAACACCATTTACTCGTATATTGTCTAATGTGTTATTATCAAATACATTGTCTCCAGAACCTAAAAACGCACATTCTAACTCTTGATTAACTTTCCTTCTGTCGTATTTAAGTTTTTTAACCATCGACTCATACCAAGAAGAATGAGGTTTATATCCCTGTGAAATTAAAGATTTAATATCTTCATAATTCCTTTCCTTTGGAGGAATATTGTCATAGTCAATAATTTCAACATTACTGTATTCATCTCTGTTTAAGTAATAATGAATGATGTCATTAACTTTTATTAACGATAAATCTTTTGTGTATCTTGGGTCTTTAAACCAAACCATTTCCGAGATTTTGAACTCGTTCATATTTTTTAATGCTTGGTCATAAATTTCATAATAGATTGGGTCATACCCATTTGGAGTGGAAACCACAATCACCTTACCTCCTGTGGATAAGGACGCCATACAAGCCGCCCAAAAGTCTCCGTCAGCTTCAATATAAGCCGCCTCGTCAAATACAAGTATTGTAGGAGTATAACCACGAAGAGCATCTTTTGATGTTGCAACCGCCTTTACCTCACATCCATTTGTTAATTTAAAGTGTCTCTGTGAGTTTTTTTCAGAAGAGAATGTAACACCAACCCATTTTGGCCATTGTTCAGTAAAACTTCTGATTTTATTTGCCATTTCAACCGCAGTGTCCAATTTGTTTGCAATAATCAAAATCTTTTCAGGTTTGGTTTTTCTTGCAAAAACTAATCTTTTTGATGTCCAAGCTGCGGTAACTGTTGATACCCCCGCCTGACGATATTTCAATGCAATATTTTCATTATAGTTCTCATAATCCTCCAATAATGAAACTTGGTCAGGAAATAATTCTAATGGAACATACTTTGATACTGTATTGTCATAAGTCTGTAAATAAGTTTTAAGTGCATACTCTGTTGATTTCATACACTTACCATATTCTATTAAAACTTGTTCTTTTGTTAAACTCATATATCCTATAAATACTTGAAAATAATAAACCCCTCAATTGTGAGGGGTTTAAACTTAAAGTCCTAAACTTGATAGGTAATCATCGTCACCTGTCTGTCCGTATAATTTCTTTTTTGCGTAGGATGGATTTTGTCCCATCTTATTTTGTAGTTTTCTTGACCTGTCAACCAAATCAGTAATATAATCTTCCGCAAATTCAGGATTTTCCAATCCTAATGTGAATAAAGATTTTGCAAGTTCTACAAGAGTATCATATTTTTCTTCAGATAAGAACTTCAACATAAATGGAGTTAAATCTCTTTGTTCTTGTGCGTCAGGAACTAATTGATTAAACACTTTGTAAAATTCCTTATAGAATTTTTCACTATATACTAAATCGTATGCTTCAATTTCCAATGAACTTGCTTGTTTTTTAGCAAGTCTTCCTTTTTCAGAATTTTCACCACCAGCAGATGTAAAGAACATAACAACACCCTTAACCAATTCGTGAACCAAAAGTGGTAAAGTCATTGCTCTTGCTCTAATTGTGAAAGGACCTGACGCAGATGGTTTTGGAGTTTCTTGTTGTTGAGGTTGTTGTCTTTGTTGTGGAGTCTCATCCTCATCATCATCTTCTTCATCTCCCCCATCATTTCCACCACCTTGATTACTCTGATTACCTTTTGGTGGAACTACTTCAATTTGACCTATCTGTCCACCACCAGATGAACCAACATCACCAATATCGGGAAATAACCAATATAGGTGTAACATAATTGGTTGGACTACATTTGATAACTGTATAATTTTTTCACCATCAGGTAATTCCATTATTTGGTCTTTACATATATCGTAAGCCTTTGCGTAATAAAGAGCCATACCTCTTCTGAACATATTGACAATCATTCTTCTTGATACTTCATCAGAGAACTCTTTTTTCGCCTTTTCTATTGTTTCGGGGGACGCTTGGAAATTTGAATTGATTGCTTCCGAAGCCTTTTCTTCATCAAACTCCATTCCTTCGCTTTCAAATTCTTGTTTTAATTGTTCCAATTGTTCTTTTTTCTGTTCATCAATGTCGGAAAATCTTTCTAATATTTCTTCATCGGAAATATTTTCAATTCTGTTTTTCATTCCCTTCAATTTACTTAACATTCCACTTGTGAATTTTCCGTCTAATTGAAGTTTTTGACTAAAAAACTCTCTATCAATACCCATCGCTTTTTCAACAGACTCAGTTGCGATTTCTTCTAATGCCTTTGCATTTCTACTTTGTAATCTAACTAACTCACCTAATAATTCAGAAACTAAACTATATAATCTCATAAACGCAGTTTGTGCGTCTGTTTTTAATGATTGATTTGCAAGTGTTAATCTTCTATCAATACCTGAATAATCATCCAATAATTTTTCTAAACTAACAATTGAATCTTTAAAAGCTTGAGATGTAAAGAAATCAACTTGGGGTTGAGTTAAACCAAACTTACTTAAAGGTAATTCACCTCTTTCAATTTTTCCTTTTAATGAACTACTTGGTCTTGCGCCACCAACCTCAGGTCCAAAAGACATAGGAGGGGCTTCATTTAATAAATTTAAAACTTTATTAACTAAATTACTTTCTACAACTTTTTTACTCTTTAATCTCATATTATTTTCTTTTTGTATGTTTCTTAATAAGTCCCATCAGTTTTACTTTATTCATGAAACTATCCAATCCTTTTGCCTCAGGTTGGTCATCTGGGTCAGGACTAATGAATGGGTCAAAATCAGGGTTAGTTGTTGGAGCGGGTTTTGTACCAGGTTTTGGTTTTGTAGTTGGTTCAGGTGAATTTGCTTCAGGTTGGTCATCTGGGTCAGGATTAATAAATG